CTGCTGCGGAAAAGGCTGCTGCGGAAAAGGCTGCTGCCGAGAAAGTAAGAGTATGTAATACAAACGTGTGGGAACTTTCCGACAGAGAAAAGAAAATCGTGGCAGGGCTTGGACATGACGATTGAAGAAGCACAGGCAATTATTGCCAAAACAAATAGCCCATATCTAAAGCGGGACATGGAGAAGTTTATCAAACGCCAGCAGAGAAAGGAGGGCGCGTATGGCAAGGCCAAGAAAGGAAATAGACCAGAAGCAGTTCGAAAACCTCTGCGGCCTGCAATGCACGCTTGAGGAAATCTGCGGCTGGTTTGATGTATGCTCGGACACATTGGAAACATGGTGCAAACGAACCTATAAGAGAAGTTTTTCGGAAGTTTTTGCACAAAAGCGAGGAGCGGGGAAAATTTCACTGCGTCGGAGCCAGTGGCAGCTTGCGGCAAAGAACGCAAGCATGGCAATTTGGCTGGGGAAACAGTACCTTGGGCAGCGCGATATTGTGGAGCTGGGTTTGCCGACTGACAACACGCAGGATGACGCATTGAGTGTGAGTCTGCGTGAAATGGCGGAAGGGTTGGAGAGCGATGAATAAATTTATTACATGCGGATGTGACGGGGAAATCCTTGTAAATCTCGAAAAAGTTAAAAAAATTATCTACCGGGACAAGGTTGGGAAAGCGGCGATGGTCGTTATGGAAAACGACGACACGGAAGAGCTATGGCACGAATACCTCTGCACGCCGAGAGCAGAGGATTGCGTTGTAGAGCTATGATTAGCCCAAAGCAAGCGAAAATCCTTGCTTTCCCCTATTCCAAGTATGACGCGCTGATCTGCGACGGGGCCGTGCGTTCCGGCAAAACATCTATCATGATGTGGGCGTTTGTCCGCTGGGCGATGGAAAATTTCAGCGGTCAGCGCTTCGGCGTGTGTGGCCGCACGGTGGATAGCTGCACAAAGAACATCATAGTGCCGTTCACGGCGATGAGCCTTGCAAAGGAACGTTATCTCATCCGCTGGCGGCGCGGTGACAAGGTGATGGAAGTGCGGCGCGGAGCCGTGACGAATTACTTTGAGGTGTTCGGCGGCAAGGATGAGGCCAGCTATACGCTGATCCAAGGCCGCGCGCTGGCGGGGGTGCTGCTGGACGAGGTGGTGCTGATGCCGCGTTCGTTCGTGGAACAGGCATTGACCCGCTGCTCGGTAGATGGTGCAAAGCTGTGGTTTTCCTGCAACCCGGGAAGTCCACAGCATTGGTTTTATACAGAGTGGATACAGAGGAACAAAGAGCGGAACGCGCTGTATCTGCATTTTGAAATGACGGACAACCCCGGTCTGTCGCAGAAAACGCTGGAGCGGTATCAGTCGATGTTTACAGGCGTGTTTTATGATCGTTACATCCGGGGACTGTGGGTGCTGGCTGAGGGGCTGATCTATCCCATGTTTGACGAGAGCTGCATTGTGGACGAGCTGCCGGAAAAGGGAGAATACTATGTTTCCTGCGACTACGGAACACTTAACCCGTTTTCTGCAGGACTTTGGTGCTGGGACGGCAAGGCGGCCACGCGCATCCGCGAGTATTACTATTCCGGGCGCGAGAACCAGAAGAACAAGACGGACGAGGAATACGCCGACGAAATTAAAAAGCTTATCGGCGAGGCGGACGTCAAAAGCATCATCGTTGACCCGTCTGCAGCCTCGTTTATCGAGGTTTTGCGGCGGCGGGGCTATATGGTGCGAAAGGCCAACAACGACGTAAACAACGGCATTATGACTACGGCGCGGTTTTTGCAGGACGGCGTAATCAAGATACACCGAGGTTGCAAAGACTGCATCCGCGAGTTTGGGCTGTATCGGTGGGACGAAAAATCCGCCGATGACAGGCCAATCAAGGAAAACGACCACGCAATGGACGAAACGCGCTATTTTGCCTATACGATTTTGAAAAATAAGGCGTATAAGCGCGATTATGTCCCCATTTGGAGCAGATAGGAGTGAGAGGCTATCAAAACTTACAATGACCTTGTTGCGGTCGGAGAAAGTGACCAGGCACGGATTGGGTTTATTCGCGGAGCAATCAACGAGCATCGAAGCTCACACGCATACAAGACGGCGGCGGATGCTGAGGAATATTACAATGGCCTGAATCCGACCATTAACCGCTATGAAAAGATCATCTACGATATGCAGGGCCGTGCCCACACGGATATGTGGACGGCAAACCATAAGCTGGCCAGCCGTTTCTTCGGCCTGGCGGTGGATCAGGAAGTTTCATATCTGCTGGGCAACGGCGTAACCTTTGCGGAGAAGGAAACGCCGAACAAGCTATGCCCGGACTTTGACCAGGAAGTCATGGATGCGGCGCGGGCGGCGAAAATCGCAGGCGTATCCTTCGGCTTTTGGGATCTGACGCATCTTCGGGTGTTCTCCCTGCTTGAGTTCGTCCCCCTCTATGATGAAGAGGACGGCGCGATGAAAGCCGGTATCCGGTTCTGGCAGGTGGCACAGGATAAGCCTATGAGAGCGACGCTGTATGAGAGCGACGGCTTTACCGAGTATTTCCAGCCTAGCGGCGAGGATATGGCCGTCATGCAGCCAAAGCGCAGCTATAAGCTGATCGAGCGCAAGGCGGAAGTCGGCGAAACAGAGATTTACGACGGCGGGAATTATCCGAGTTTCCCCATCGTCCCGCTGAAAAACAACAGGCGGTGTCTCTCCGAAATCGTCGGGAAGCGCAACACCATTGACGCGCTGGATCTGGCGTCCTCGAACATGGTTAACAATGTGGATGAGGGCAACCTGATTTATTGGGTGCTGTCTAACTGCAACGGCATGGACGACCTCGACGATGCAAAGTTTGTGGAGCGCTTGAAAACCACGCATGTTGCCCACGCCAACGGCGATGATGGCGCAAAGGTGGAAAGCAAGACCATCGAGGCCCCGTATGAGGGCACGAGCAGCACCATTGATATGCTCAAGAAGAAGCTATACGAGGATTTTCAGTGCTTTGACGCTGCGGCGGTATCTGCCGGGAACCAGACGGCGACCGCGATCAAGGCCAGCTATGTGCCGCTGGATCTGAAAACGGACAAGTTTGAATCCGAGGTCACGCGGTTTATTGTGGAAATTTTGCGTTTGGCAGGCATTGAGGATCAGCCAAGCTACACGCGCAATCAGATCATCAACAAGAGCGAGGAAACGCAGAACATTCTTCTGGGTGCGGCGTATTACGATGACGAATACATCACGAAGAAGCTGCTGACCATCAACGGTGACATTGACCAGTACGAGGACATGGCAAAGCGGAAGGCGGCAGAAGAGATTGACCGGAGCCAAATGGAGGTGGAATGATGGGAGCAATATCTAAGATTGCTGAAAAGTGCATGGCGTGCCCCAACGTTGATAAATGCTCTCACAAGCGGATGGAGGCATGCGCCAATTACGAGCATAGGAATATGGCCGAATCACTAGCGATGCCATCAAAATCAGATATGGCAGCCACCGTTCTCCGCGAAACGGTCAATACGATTGTCGATGGGCAGGTTGTGAAGGTTTACAAGGACGAGATTGAAAAAACACTATATAAGCACTTGTATGATGGCTTGGGTTGCGGATTTATCAATGGCGCATAGGGTGGCGAGATATGGCGAAAACGGACGAAGGCCACAAGCTGACCGACAAGGAGCTTTCGAAGCTGGAGCGGCGCATTACGAAACTTTACCGCGAAGCCGGGAAGGAATTGCAAGGAACCATCGACGCATATTTTGAGCAATTTAAAAAGCGCGATGAGGAAATGAAAGCGCTGATCGGCACGGTGCAGAACGGCAAGGAGTGGACGGAGGCCGACTATAAGCAATGGCGGCTCAATCAGATCGGTCGAGGGAAACGCTATCAGGCTATGCGGGACAAGGTGGCACACCGTGTCACCGATGCGAACGCCGTGGCGGTGTCCTACACCAACGATGCAACGCCCGGTATCTACTCACTGAACCGCAACTATGCGGCGTACACCATCGAGAGCGTGGCTGGGGATGTAGGCTTTGATCTGTGGGACGAGCAGACGGTGAAGCGCCTGGTTGTGGAGCAGCCGGGGCTGATGCCGTACTATCCAAAGGATAGAGCACTGAAACGTGGGATCGATCTCGCATATGGCAAGAAGCAAATCACGGCAAGCGTCACCAGCTCCATCTTGCAGGGAAAGAGCATCAAGCACATGGCGGATGATCTGCAAAAGCGCATTACCGCCATGAGTCGCGATTCCGCCATCCGCACCGCCCGCACAGCCGTGACCGGCGCACAGAACGCCGGACGCATGGACAGCTATGCGGCAGCGGAAAAGATGGGCATTAAGCTCAAAAAAGAATGGTTGGCTACGCTGGACGCGCGTACACGCCACTCTCATGCCATGCTTGACGGCGAACAAGTGGCGCAGGACAAGAAGTTTTCTAACGGTTGTCGTTTTCCCGGCGACCCACAAGGACCACCGTGGGAGATATATAACTGCCGCTGTACGCTGATTGCCGCCGTGGATGGGGTAGATACATCAGACGGGCTGCGTAGGACACGCGACGGGCTTATATCTGACATGACATATGCGCAGTGGGAAGCATCGAAGCAGGGATACAGCGGCAAACAGTTATCCCCATATCACATGGGGAGCGAAAAATCTGCAAAGGATGTTACGAAGAAATACATAGATTCCGCCAAGCCCCGCATGGGTAAGGTGCGATACGAGAACGGATACCGCATAAAAGGGCACAAGACCGAAATCGAAGTTGCAAACCAACTCAGAGATCAATTCGGCGGGAAGTTCGTGCTGTTGAAAGAAGCGAATGCGCAGGGGATAAAAACGCCGGACTACCTGTGGTGCGGTAAACAGTGGGAATTGAAAAGTATATCAACAGCGAAAGCGGCAGATATGGCGATTCGAAAAGCCACAAAGCAGATTGCAAAAACTCCTGGAGGGGTTGTGTTACAGTGCACAGGATCCATCAATACCGATGAGCTTATACGCATTATAGATGATAGAGCAGTTCGCAGCGTGGTTAGCACTGGGTTCGGTTTTGATGTGATTGCATTGGAAGAGAACGGTTCTCTCCTATTCGCACGAAGGTATAAAAAATGAGCCGCCCCCCCTCCAGTAACGGGAAGAGGTTCGGCTCGAAAAACGGAAACATAAGTTTCCTCACTGTCAGTATATGCAATCCCCGTAAAAAAGTCAAGAGGTATTTTGTGATGAGCGTTGAAATCACCGACAACAGCAAAGAAGTCTCTGCTGCCATCAAAGCGGCGCTGCTGCGCGGGCTTGAAAAGTGCGGACTGGTGGCAGAGGGATATGCAAAAAAGCTGTGCCCCGTTGACACCGGCAATCTGCGCAACAGCATTACTCATGTGGTAGACGAGCAGGAACCGGCGGCAATCATCGGAACGGATTCTGAGTACGGTGCGTATGTGGAATTAGGAACCGGCATTTACGCCGAAGGTGGCGGCGGACGGCCTACACCGTGGGTGTATCAGGACGCAAAGGGAAATTGGCATTACACGCGTGGCAACAAGGCACAGCCGTTTTTGAAACCTGCTGCCGCCGACCATGCCATCCAATACCGGAAGATATTGGAGGACGAACTAAAATAGGAGCTAATTGCTTACAAATTGTATGCAGTTGGCTCTTTTTGTTAATTACCGCAAAGGACAGCGGTTTTTATAAAACTATCGTTTCCGAAGGAACGGAACCGAAGAAAAGGAGATAGTGTCATGGCACTTACACGAAAACTTTTGAAGGGTATGGGGCTTACCGATGAGCAGGTTGATACCATCATCGAGGCGCATACCGACACCGTGGACGGCCTAAAGGCGGATGTGACCCGCTACAAGGCCGATGCGGAGAAGCTGCCCGGCGTCCAGAAGCAGTTGGACGATCTCAAGGCGGCAGGTGACGGCGGTTACAAGGAGAAGTACGAGAAGGAACACTCGGCCTTTGAAGCCTTTAAGACCGACATCACGGCAAAGGAAAGCAAGGCGGCAAAGGAAAAGGCCGTGCGTGCTTACTTTGAGAGCAAAAACATCACCGGCGCGAATTTGGACCTTGCGATGCGCGGCTGCGGCGAAGAAATGGCCGCATTGGAGATGGACGGCGACAAGATCAAGGACACCAAGAGCCTTGATGCGCTCGTAGACGGCACCTACAAGGGTCTTGTCTCCACCACGCAGACGCACGGCGCAAATCCCGCCAATCCCCCGGCGAACACCGGCGGCGCGAAGACCCGCGAGGACATTTACAAGAAGGACGATAAGGGCCGCTATGTGATGTCCACGGCGGAGCGCCAGAAAGCGCTTGCCGATCTGATGGCAAGCGAAAACAACTAATTTTTTGAAAGGAGCTATTTATGGCTGCGAAAACTAACGTTACGACTTCCGCGCAGTTTACCACTTCCGCACGAGAGGTGGATTTCGTGTCCCGCTTTTCTGATAACTGGGACGTGCTGCGCAACATCATGGGCATCATGCGCCCCATCCGCAAGGCACCCGGCACGAAGCTGGTCTCCTACAAGGCCAGCGTTGACGGCGCTCTCAAGGGCGGTGCCGTGGCCGAGGGTGACGAGATCCCCTTTACCAAGATGAAGGTGGACCCGGTTGCATACGGCGATATCGACATTTCCAAGTACGCCAAGAGTGTGACCATCGAGAGCGTGGCGAAGTACGGCGCTGACGTTGCCGTGGAGAAGACCGATGAGGCATTCCTTGTTGCGTTGCAGAACAAGGTTCTGACCGACTTCTACACCTTCCTCGGTACCGGCACGCTCAAGCTGACCGAGAAGACCTGGCAGCGTGCTCTGGCGATGGCCAAGGGCAAGGTGCTGGAAAAGTTCGCAGGTCTCGATAAGGACGTGACCGAGGTGGTGGGCTTTGCCAACATCATCGACGCTTACGATTACCTGGGCGACAAGGAGATCACCGTGCAGACGATGTTCGGCATCAACTACGTGGAGAACTTCATGGGCTACCGCACCCTGTTCCTGCTGCCCGAGAAGTACATCGCCTCCAAGAAGGTGATCGCTCTGCCCGTGGAGAACATCGACCTGTACTATGTAGACCCGAGCGACAGCGACTTTGCCAAGCTGGGGCTGAATTACACCGTGAAGGGCGAGACCAACCTGATCGGCGTCCATGTTGACGGAGATTACAGCCGCGCCACGGGCGATATGTACGCCATCATGGGCATGAAGCTGTGGGCTGAGTATCTGGACGGCATTGCCGTGGCTACCGTTTCTGTGGCCGGCGCGGGCTAAATAGGAGGGCAGCGTAATGCTTGAACAAGTCTTACGGCACTTGAACAACTGGTTCCTTGTGGAGATTCACGAGGGCACGTTCGCCGTGGAGAACGGCAGCATTGCGCTGCCCTTTCTCCATTCCAATCAATATTTCCGCATCTGCGGCTCTGTGTTTAATGACGGTCTGCATCAATATCCGGCGGCTGACCTTACGGATGAAACCTTTACCGGAACGGTGTGGGTGTTGGCTGTTCCGAAGGCTGTGGTTGTGCTTGCCGAAGATGTCGCCTCGTGGGAAGAAAAGAACGGTGAAGCCGTTTTAAGCCCGTACACGAGCGAAAGCTTCGGCGGGTACAGTTACACAAAGGCAAGCGGCGGAAATGCCGACACGAGCGCCGGGACGGGCTGGCAGGGCGCTTTTAAAGGCCGGTTAAATGACTGGCGCAAGCTCAAGGGGGTGGAACCGTGAGTTTACTGGACGATTTTGCCCACAAGTGCGTTTTGATGGAGAAAAAGCGCACGCCTGACGGAGCGGGCGGCTACATCACCGCGTGGGAAGAGGGAGCGGAGTTCCTCAATTACCAGTCTCTTGACACATCGATGGAGGCGCGAAAAGCGGAAAAGGACGGTGTTACCTCGGTATATTCCGCACTGGTCAATCAGCGCGTTCCCATCGAGTACAACGATTATTTCCGCGATACGGAAACGGGGATTACCTATCGTGTGACCTCGAATCCAGAGGAAAAAGCTGCGCCAAGGTCTGCGGGGGCGACCGTCCGAGCACTGAAATTCTTCACAGCGGAACGAAGGGAGCTGCCGAAATGACAAAGGATAAGGCGCTCCACGCATGGTTTTCTCAATTTCTCCCGGCTTATCCAACATCTAATGTGCCGGAAGATGCGGTTTTTCCGTGGCTGACCTATGAGTTGATTACAGGCTCGTGGGAGAGCGGGGAAATCGGCCTGACGGTAAACCTCTGGTACTACACGGAGGGCGAGGCTGTGCCAAATGCAAAGGCACAGGAGATCTCCGACGCCATCGGTATGGGCGGCTGTATGGTGCCCTATGACGGCGGGGCTATGTGGATTAAGCGTGGGTCTCCGTGGTGCCAGAACATTGCGGACGAGAGCAACAAAAACATCAAGCGGCGGTATCTCAACGTTACGGTTGAATATCTGTCGCAGAACTGATGAAAGGACGAAACTATGAAATTTACGAAAATTCCTTCTGACGCTTTTCAGAAATTGCAGATTAACGCTGGTATCCTGACCACCGATTTTACGCCGTCTACCGGGGAGGTCGGTGCGGCTGGCCAGATCGGTGCAACCACCGGCGGTGTGAACTTTACGGCAACGCCCACTTTCACCGACTTTGGCGAAGACATTGACAACTGCCCCAAGAATGTACAATATTCTTACCAATTAAAACAAAACGTTGCAATACTTACGCGAAATAGAGGGTTTGCCCCCTTGAATTGTGCGCCAAAATTGCAAGCCGTTCCCGCCTATTCGCCGAAGTTGTGCGCCAAATGTGCGCCAAGAAAGGAGAGCGGCGGCGTGGTGAAATTGGTAAACGGGCAGTTGTGGTATTGTTGCCCGGTCTGCGGCCAAAAGCTGCACAAGCTGGCCCCCGATGCCGTTTGTAATGGCGTCACAACCTTTTGCAGACGGTGTAAATGGGAGGGGGTAATGAACATCAAGGAGCGGAAAGGAGCTTAAACAATGGCGAGCATTAGGAAGATAGAGGGGAAACACGGCACGGCGTATAAAATCACGGTCACGCTGGGCCGTGATGCCCTCGACCGGCAAATCAGACATTATAAGACATGGAAGCCGGACAAGCCAATGACCGCGCGAGAACTCAACAGAGAATTGCAGCGCGTGGCAACAGAGTTTGAACAAGACCTAATGAGCGGCTTTCAAGCAGATAACAAACAGACCTTTGCCGAGTACGCCGCATACTGCTACACCATAAGGGAGCAGCGCGGGGACAAGCCGCAAACGCTGGCCCGCGTCCGGCGGCAAACTGCGCGGATCAATGAGTATATAGGGAAAATCCCTATTCAAGAAATCCGCCCGAAGCAGCTAACCGAACTTTACAAGAAGCTTTCCGAGCCGGGAGCCTGTCGGTGGCAAGTGTTCGCGCTGCCCGCTGTAGACTTCAACCAGCTTATACCGGAGGGGGAAACGTGCAACAGTTTTGCGCGGTCGTGTGGTGTCTATGGGAATTTGATCCGCAGACTATGTAAAAATCAGCCAATCAGCCGCCAAAACGCCGCCATAATCGAAAAAAACTTAGGCCGAAAGGATCTTTTCAGCCTAACGGGAGCCGAAAAGCCACTATCCCCGGGAACGATCAGAGACTATCACGCAATCATTTACACGGTGCTTGAACAAGCTTACAAAGAAATGATTATCAAATATAACCCTGCAAAGCGTGTAACGCTGCCAAAGAAAAAGCGCGTTCGTGAAAGCAAGGCTTTACAGCCGGAGCAGCTTAAAGCCGTTCTTGCTGCCCTGGAGGGGGAGCCGCTGCCATTCCGCGCATTGATAACCTTTTTTATTTCCACGGGATGCCGCAGAGGGGAAGCCCTTGCGCTTACATGGGACAAGGTGGACTTTGTGCGGCGGGAAGTCCTGATAAATCAAAGCATGATTTATCTCCCCGAAACAGGCATACAGAGCGGGCCGACAAAGACCGACAACAGCCGCCGCGTGGCCCTCCCCGATGAAACTATTGACCTCTTGCGCAAGCTATGGGCGGAGCAGGCAAAAGACCGGCTGCGGCTGGGCGATCTTTGGGAAGATAACAACCTGGTCTTTCCAAGATGGAACGGAAAGCCGATGAACCCCGGAAATGTGAACCTTGAATTGACCGCATTTTGTGACCGGCACGGCCTCCCCCATATTAACCCGCACTTGTTCCGACATTCCGCCGCTTCCGTTTTGCTCTCAAACGGCGTGGATGTGCTGACCGTGGCCGGGATGCTGGGGCATTCCGATGTATCAACGACGCTTGACACATACGCACACGCCATAGACGAAGCACGACACAAAACGGCGGATTGTATCAGCGAAACTATTTTGCATAAAAATAGGGCGTAACTCTTGCAAAACCCCGCTTTTTGTGATATAATAAAGAAAATTGAATGACAAAACAAACGGGGAGAAATCCCCCTTTGAATGTGCCTTTGTGCCTATTACTTACGCATGGTAAAAGTGCGTGAGCGATAGGCACTTTTTATTTTTAACCCGAAAGGAGCTTTATCATGGTACGAATTAGAACTATTCCGAAAGCAGTTGCAGAGATCAAGGCGCAAGACCCCGGAAGCTACATCAACGCGCGACTTTTGCGCCGCTGGGTGAAAGATGGAACGATCAAGCCCGTTAAAGGCAGCTACGCTTATACGCTTGTCAACCTTGACGAGCTGGAAAGATTCCTTGCCAATGAAAATAACTGACCTTTTGAGCCACGGGCAGGCTAACGCCGTTCCCCTCCGAGATTTGGAGGGAATAACCGGCCTCGACGGTCGAACCGTCCGGGCTATGATCTCCGCCGAGAGACGAGCGGGCGCGGCCATATTGAGCGACAATGTGACCGGCTATTATCTCCCCGCGAACGAGGAAGAAAAGGCGCGTTTTGTCCGCTCCATGCGGCACAGGGCGAAAGAAATTCTATGCGCGGCGGATGCCGTGGAAAGGAGCTAAAAATGCTATTGGAAATAGAGCGACGGGAAAGGAGATACAAAATCTACCAGTTAATGGATGATCTTTTTACCATTCCCGATGAAGCTGTCGGCACAGCGTATAAAAATATTCTGTCGGAATCGCTGGGCATTATCAAGCCGGTCAGCGAAAAAACAGAGGCCGTAATAAGAGCTGAAAATATAATTTTGAAAGCAACTTTGGAAATGGAGGTTTAAGCAAATGGCATACAAGAAAAAAGAAAAGCGGGCGACATGGTGGAAAATGCTTTACCATCAAAGGGCGGCTATTTCTTCGGTTTCGGACGCTGACGCCGGATTAGGTCTAAAGGCTGCATTTGCATATTTTGACGGTGAGGAAATCGACCCGGCACAGCTTACCCCCGGCGCATTTACCGTATTTTGTGTAATTCGTCCGTACATCGACGAAAGCATGAGGGACTTTCAAGAATCCGTCGAGAGCGGGAGAGCCGGAGCCGAAAAGCGATGGGGGGATAGATAGCCCCCCTATACCCCCCCTATAGGGTAGCTTACAGAAGCAATAAGCAATAAGCAATAAGCAATATGCACTATGCTTGATGCACTACTGTAAAAGGGAATGACAAGTCATTCCACGCCATGTATAAGGGTGCGCTGCGCGCGCACCACCGCCGATATTATATATTTTTGATTTTTCTTCTTTTTGTATAAGGGAGCGTTTTATGACCTTTGATTTTGAGAAATTCGCAAGGATAACCGCGAGCGTGTACCCCGTTAGCCCGTACACCCTCGAAGAAGCTTTGAGCGTATTTCGCTGTTACTTTGAGAAGTACGAAGAATATACCGGCAGACCGCACCCGCCGATCAAAGCAAGCCAGATCGTGCGCATTTGTCAGGATATGCCATTCGTTGACAGAGGGTATAGCGGCGGTTTATACGTCGATATTGAGCCGGAGGCATACCCCGCCTTGATTGACAGGTATTTTGCTACGAAATACCGCAACTGCGACCGAAATATAAACCACTTTTTCAGCGGAAGAATTAGGGAACTCCGATTTTACGAGGAGCTTTATTGAAAGGGGTGAAAGACACGAGCGGGAAAGCATCACAGCGAAAAGGCGCAGACGGTGAAAGGGAGCTTGCCGCCGTTCTCCGTGAATATGGGTACGAGATCAAGCGCGGCGGGTCTATGTCCTTTGGTGAAGTTCCCGACCTTGTGGGATTGCCCGGCATTCATATAGAGGTCAAACGCTGCGAGCAAGTCAGGCTTTCCGAGTGGATGAAGCAGGCCGAAAGGGATAGCCAACATTTCAAGGACGGTTTCCCCGCCGTATTCCACCGCCGAAGCCGCGAGGAGTGGCGCGTAACAATGAACCTTGCGGACTTTATGCGGCTCTATGACCGCCAGAAAGCCGCAGAAAACGCCGATTGAAAGGGGTGATATATTGACACCACGCAAAGAAAAAGCGCTGCAAGCCCTCCTTGTGTGCCGTACAAGGGCAGAGGCAGCAAAGGCCGCCGGAATTGGAGAAAGTACCTTGCGGTCGTATCTGCAAGATGCTGAATTTTCGGCAGCATATAAACACGCCGCCGCCGGGATCATGGACAGGGCAACGAGGCAGCTACAACAGAATTTGACCGCCGCAATAGACCGGCTGGGCGCCATTGTCGCAGACGATGAAGAAACGAGCGCGAACCACATTACAGCGGCGCGGACGCTGCTTGACTACGGCTTGAAATTCACCGAGTTTAACGACGTCTTGAAAGAGCTGGAGGAGGGCGGCGAGGATGTATTATGACCGTCTGAAAGCCCGCGTGAGGGCAACCAGCGCGATCAAGCGGCAGCAGCGAGAGGCGCGGGCGCTTATTGACAGCATAGATGTAAAGCAACATATAGCCCCCGTATATTTCCCGCTGCATGACGATTTGAAAGAGGGGAAGCACACCACATTCAACCTCCCCGGCGGGCGCGGCTCCTGCAAGTCCTCCTTTACCTCTTTGGAGATTGTGAGCGGCATTATGGCAGATACCACGGGACAGAGCAACGGCATTGTATTCCGCCTTGTGGGTGCAACAATGCGGGATAGCGTCTTTTCTCAAATCGCATGGGCCATTGATACGCTGGGCGTTTCCCATCTATGGCGCGGGCGTGTGTCCCCCATGTCCTATACTTATCTCCCGACCGGCGCACAGATCCTTTTTCGAGGGCTGGACGATGCAAGCAAGTTAAAATCCATCAAGCCACGGCGCGGCGTGTTCCGCTATGTGTGGTTTGAAGAATTTAGCGAATTGCGCGGGCCGAACTTCACGCGAAACATTATGCAATCGGTACTTAGAGGACAGGGGCCGGGGGCTATCGTGTTCCGAACCTTTAACCCGCCGATCTCCGCCAACAACTGGGCGAATGTGTTTATACGGGAGCCGGACGAAAAGGCCGTTACGCTGCTGACAGACTATACAATGATCCCCCCGGACTGGCTGGGCGAAAGCTTTCTTTATGAAGCTGAACGGCTGCGCGATGTAAACCCGAAAGCCTATGAACACGAATATTTAGGCGTACCGACCGGCGCGGGCGGCGAAGTCTTTCCCAATTTGGAAATACGGGAGATCACCGACAAGGAAATAGAGCAAATGGGCTATTTCTATCAAGGCTTAGACTTTGGATTTGCAGTCGATCCCGCCGCATTTCTCCGCGTGTCTTATGACCGCAAGAGCGACACCGTTTTTTTTGTTGACGAAATATACAAGCGGCATTTGTCGAATAAGCAGCTTGCGGAGGAAATCAAAAAGCGCCGCTATGACCGCGGCGGGGGTGCGTACCATTCGCCAATATTGGGCGGCGTATACGAGGAAAAGCAGCTAATCACGGCGGATTGTGCGGAGCCGAAATCCATAGCGGATATGCAGGCGGAGGACTTGAAGTGCATCCCATGCCACAAAGAGCCGGGGTGCGTGAGCTACCGTGTGAAATGGCTGCAACATCGGCGCATTGTGATTGATCCGAAGCGAACCCCCGAAGCATACCGCGAATTTGTAAATTACAGCTACGCCACGGACAAGGACGGAAACTTTCTTTCCGAACTGCCCGACAAAGACAACCACACCATAGACGCCTGCGCTTATGCCCTCGACCGGCTTATTTACCGGCGCGGCGTTTCGGCGTGAGAAAGGAGAAAATCATGGGCTATATGCGTATCAAGTGCCACTATTGCGGCGGCACATGGGAAGTGTACGGACGAAGCATCACAGGCGTGTCAAGTGCCACTATTATTAGCGGGGACTATCCCCGCACTTGCCCGCATTGCTTCAAGGCCATTGAAAGGCAGACATGGGAAAAGCAGATCATTCCGGCGTTTCAGGCGCTGGACGATGCAAACCGCGAGCTTGTAAAGGACAGCAGCGGCTACCATACCCCGCTTTTTGAGGTCAGCTATGAGGCCGACAGCGTATTCCGCAACGGCTATGAAGACTGTCCAAATTTGGACTGAAAGGAAGCACATGGACATTTTGAAGGAATACCCCCTAATTGATGAACACGGCAAAAGATACCGCGAGTTTGGGCGCGGATGCCGTGAGTATGCGCCGACCCTTGTAACCTCTGCGGGTGAAGTGCCGATGGGAACAGTAATTTATAAGAAGATGCAGGAAGAGCCACCCGCACAAAAGAAAGATTGCCCATTTCAGAGCGGTCTATACCCGCAATGCAAAGAGGACGATTGTGCTTTTTTCAAAGGCGGCAAGTGCAAGCCGGGAACGGCAACAGCGGGCAAGCGCTGCCCTCTCCCTGCTCATTTGACTTGCGGCAATACCTGCACCATGTATAAGAATAGGCGCTGCGGCCTTTTTCCGCAGCAGAAAGGAACAAAAAAATGAGCGAGTTTAACCACTTTGCAAAAGACCTTGACGCCGCTTTCAAGGCGGCACGGGACGAATACGCCGCCGCGTATAACACAGTAGAGCAGGCCAGAAAAGCCATGCAGGACGCAGGCCCGGACGCGCTGAAAAGGCAGATTGCCACGCTCCAGCTCCAAGAGGCAGAAAACAGCCTGCGCAAAGAAACGGCCCGCATCTGGACAGAGTTTGATGCAAAGGCCGCAGACCTCCGCCGCGCATTGGAAAAGGAAGTGCAGACAAGCAACCTTGCTGACCCTTCCGCCATTGACAGCAACGCCGTGGAGCTGATGAAAACCGGCGTTCTGTCGGTAGATGATTATTTCGGCTTCGCGGACAGATACGACGGGAACCCGACCATGCTAAAGCTGATCGGTCACTATGCAAAGGAAGCAGCAGACAGCACCGACGACCGAAAAGACGGGGTTGCTTTAACCGTTCTCGCGCAGGATTGCGCCAAAGGAACGGGAAAGACCTTGAAAGCGTGGGACAGTATGATGACCGCCGCCAACTATTGCAGCGGGCGCGGCGGCAGCGGCAACCGGCGTCCTACTCCCGGCGTAACGCTTAGCATGGGCGAATGGTGGGAGCAGCTTTCCGGCGAGATCGTCGAGAACTTTTGAAAGGAGGTGGGACTTTATGGCTTTGATGATTACCGGTGCAGTGGTTTTTGCTGTTGGCGCATTCTTCGGGGCGGTAATGGTTGCCGTCGGAGAGCAGTTAGAAAGGAGGCGTTGACATGACGCATAACACATGGGCAAGAAAATACCTTAAAACCATGTGCAAAAACTTCATGACGGCGTTTCAGATGGGATATGCGGACGGGACTGCCGGAAACGAGCGGCAGTCCCCGCCGTTCCCGGAAGAGGCAAAGCCTGGCACATTGGTCTATGCGGCAACGCTTTTTGCACAGGAAATGTATAACAAGGGATTCAAAATCGGAAAGGAGGTCGGAGAATGAATGCTTTTGACATTTTTGTAAAACTTACCGTCGACACCGGGGATGTTGAAAAAGGACTTACAACGGCCAAAAATAAAGCACTGGCCTTTGGAGATGTTCTAAAGGCGAATGTACTCGGCGGCGTAATAGTCGATGGCGTAAAAAAGCTTGGAAGCGCTATAAAAAATATGTCCGGCGCGTTTATCGAATCCGCAGCCGATGTAAAAGCGGAGGAATCTGCTTTTAAACAGACTTTTGGGGATTTGGGAGACGCTGCATCCGAAGCGATCGGGCGAGTGGCCGACAGTTCTGGCATTTTGCAGACACGATTAAACACACTCGGAAGCAAGATTTACGCTTTTGCCCGTTCTTCTGGCGGAGATGCAACGGAGAGCATGAGCCTGATGGAACGCGCATTGCAGGCGGCGGCAGATAGTGCAGCATATTATGACACCAGCGTGGAGCAAGCGACAGAAACGCTGCAATCTTTTCTTAAAGGAAATTTTGAGAACGACGCAGCGTTAGGCTTGTCCGCCACGGAAACCACAAGAAATGCGGCTGCTATGGAACTATTCGGGCAGAAATATAACGATTTGTCCGAAATTCAGAAACAGCAAACGCTTTTGAAAATGGTGGAGGATTCGCAAAAACTGTCCGGCGCAATGGGGCAAGCTGCCCGCGAAGCTGACGGCTGGGAAAATGTCACCGGCAATCTGAGCGAAGCATGGCGGCAGTTTCAGGCAAATGTGGGGACTCCATTTTTGGAAAGCCTCATTCCCGTTATCCAGGACATTACGGAAGCATTTCAGGAGTGGATGAATAATGTGGATTGGGATAAATTTTCCCAAAAAATCACTGATTTTGTAACAACTATTCTGGACAACGGCGATACCATCATTTCGGTTGTCGCCGGAATCGGCGCCGGATTTGTGGCGTGGAATGTTGCTTCCATGATTTCCGGTGTGGTCAAGGCTATCCAAGCATACCAGGCCGCAAACGAGGGAGCCACTATCGCACAAGCAGCCCTAAACCTTGTGATGAATGCAAACCCCATCGGAATTGTTATAACGGCGGTTGCTGCGCTTGTCGCCGCCATTGTTGCACTTTGGAACACAAACGAGGACTTCCGAAACGCTATCATTTCTGCATGGGGCAAAATTAAGGATACGATTTCATCCGCTGTTAACGCAATCAGTGCATTTTTCACGGAAAAGATCCCCAATGCGATCCAGTCCGTTATTAGCTGGTTTACAAGTATTCCGAACAAATTCAAAGATATTGGGTCTAATATTGTTCGCGGTCTTTGGGACGGCATCAAATCAATGATTACATGGATCAAAGACAAAATCAGCGGATTTGTTGGCGGTATTGTGAGTAGTGTTAAGGGACTGCTTGGCATCCACTCCCCGTCTAAGGTATTTGCCGGTATCGGCGGCTTTATGGCCGAAGGCTTGGGCGAAGGCTTTGACGATCAATTCGGGGCCGTAAAAAAGGGCATTGAAAACAGCATGAACTTTGACGCTGGCATCATTACGGCAGATGCAAACATCAGCAGGCACGATACAAGCGGTTCTTACGGAGCGGCAAGCACAAGCGGTGGCGGCGATTCCGGCAAAATTGTAATGCTGCTGGAACAGTATTTGCCTATGTTGGCAAATATGAAAGTCATCATGGACAGCGGTCAGGTTGTCGGTTTGCTTGCCCCCGGCATGGATGAAGAACTGGCCAAAATCAACGCGAGGAGGGCAAGGGCCGTATGATCGAGCATACATGGTCAGGAGGTTTTAATCATGAGCATTGAAATCAACGACAACAGCAAAGAGGTTTCCGCTGCTATCGAAGCCGCAATTCTGCGCGGGCTGGAAAAGTGCGGGCTGGTGGCGGAGGGCTACGCAAAAAAACTCTGCCCGGTTGACACCGGCAATCTGCGAAACAGCATCACCCATGTGGTAGACGAGCAGGAACTGGCGGCAATCATCGGGACGGATTCCGAGTACGGCGCGTATGTGGAATTAGGCACCGGCATTTACGCCGAAGGTGGAGGCGGACGGCCTACACCGTGGGTGTATCAGGACGCAAAGGGCAACTGGCACTACACGCGCGGCAACAAGGCAAAGCCGTTTTTGAAGCCCGCTTTGGCGGATCACGCGCAGCAGTACCGCGACATTTTGGTAAATGAGCTGAAAAATGGATGACGCAACGAAGGAGTGATTCCACAGGCCACCAGCCGGAGAAAGACCGGCAGCAGGCAGCAAGGGCGGCGGGATTGCCTATCCTTTGTCCCCTTGCGAAGCCCTGCCCGAAGTACAGCGGCAGGCAGCGCCCTAAAGTACCAGGGCGCGGGAGTGTGTAAATAGTGCCATAATCTCCATATACAGCACAGGAGCCGTCTTGCTTTTTGACGGCTCCTGTGTTATTCTGTCGATAGCCCATTATGGGCGGGGCGCTGCACAACGGCAGGCGGTTAGTCACGAACCCCGAAAGGGGGTGACGCCATGCGAATTACTCTACATATCGGGCCTTTTACGGTTACGATCATTGTAAAACGCAGAAACCGCCACCCGGCACGGTGACGGTTTCCATTTGGAAATTGATTTACTGACGGGCTAACCGCTTGTCGCAGCGCCCTTTTTCTATCTCCATTATAGCAGGATACTAACCCTTGTCAAGTCTCGGATTTATCCGGGGCTTTTTCTTTCGGCCTCATTGCTTGCATAACCTTGTCGCGTTGCGCCTGCGTCTCAACCGCACGGCCAACAAACGCAGGAACCGTTTCCCCGGCCCTCTGTGCGGCCTCCTGCGCCGTTTTAAGTGAGGCAGGGGTAAGGATAGCCCCCTCGCCTTGCGGCGCTCCTGCGGGCTTCTGTGGGCTTTCTCCCATAGCTTCACCAATGGCGCGGTTGATAAAGCCGTTTACGCTTTCGCCGGTCTGCGCTGCGAATGTCTGTATTTCATCTTTCCGGCCTTTTGGCATCCGCACAAGAACTTTGTCGTATGCCTTGTCCTCGTATCGCTTGATACTTTCATAACTATTTTTTCCGCCCAATGCTTTCACCTCCTTGCAACAGATTATATATTAAAATGTATTAGATATCTATATGCTATAATAAGACCATAGCAAGGGACACGGCAAGGCGGACGAAGTAAGCGAAAGCCGAACCAAGAACGCAAGATAAAAGCCGGAACGGATAAGAGAGATTGAGATTGCCGAAGAGCATAGATGTTTAAGGCCCCCGGCTCCGTGTCCCTTGCAAGTAAAAAATGGAGGTAAACACAATGAGCATCAACGAAATGGACAGCAAGATCAAGGAGCTGCGGGAGCTGCGCCGCATGGCGGACGAGCTGGCCGGAGAGATCGAGAGCATCACGGACAGCATCAAGGCCCACATGAACGCGGAGGGCGTGGACACCATCAGCGGCACGGATTGGAAAGTGACCTATAAGGCCGTGACTTCCTCCCGCATCGACACCAGCGCATTGAAAAAGGCGCTTCCCGATCTGGCGCAGCAGTTCACCCGCTCGACCACTTCCCGCCGGTTCTGCATTGCGTAAAAAAGGCCCCTTGCCTGACAGCCGACCAAAGCAACAGGCAAAGAGCTTGAAGAACACCCGGAGCGGGTGCAAACAAATTATACCGCGCCCGCTCCATTATGTCAAAGGGTTGCATTTCAAATCGCACCCTTTTTCTTGTAATTTGTTCTTGACTTATGTATCCACATAATATATAATTACTTATGTGGATACGAAAGAGAGGTGATACAATGTCTCCACGAACAGGCAGACCCACCGACGACCCGAAGCAGCTTAGCACCCGCGTTCGACTGTCGCAGGAAGATATAGACCGGTTGGAATACTGCGCAGCGAGAACCGGGCAGAGCAAAGCGGACATTATCCGGCAGGGTATTAAAGCGGTGTATGATCGTCTGAAACAGGAAGAATAAAAATCCCCCCGTGTTGGCAATCTTGGCGGAGCGACAACACGGGGAGACCCCCCAGACCCTTGCGGGAGTGGTGTAAATATTCTACTACACCTCCCGCAAAAGGTCAACCATGACTTTGCAGGAGGTGTTTTTTTGTCAGATTCACGTAGTGGAACACGCTTATATAAGAATGCTTTTGCGGCTAAAAAGCATCATCGCGGGAGCTGGTATGGCTGCTTTATGTCCGGGTATCATTACGGGTTTGCGGAAGGCCGCAGAGCAGAAAAGGCAGCGCCCAGGAGGAAGCGCAGAGCCGCAGGAGGTAAAGCCCTCTATCTGAAAGGGGGTGAAAATCATGGATGAATCCCACAAGACCACCAGGGAGCGCAACAAAGCAGCGCGGGATGCGCGGAGAGCGGCGCGGGAGGCGGAGGAACGGCAGGACAAGGCCCTTGTGCTGGACGCTTTGCGGGCGGTGCTGAAAGACCCGGAGGCCACCACGGAACAGCGCCTTTATGCCGTGGCCGTCCTGGACAATATGCAGTATTACCGCTTTGTCCCCTACGGCGTGAAGTACAGGGGAGCGCCGACAAGGTGGCGGAATTTGTAGCCGCGCTCCAGGCCAAAAGCGAATAAGCACCGCAACGGGCGATTGCAAAAGGAGGTAAAGCATGAAAGAAGAAACTATGAGCCGGTTAAACGAACTTGAAGAAATTCATTTGCAGCTTCATTGTGCCGTTGAATCCGTGCGGCAAAGCTGGGTAGCCATGACGCAGGGGGACAGCGCACCTTGCGAAGATGATTACGACGCCTTATACGGGATTTACTGCTATCTTTCCGAGCAGGAAAAGCGGCTGAATGAGTGGAAAGAAAGTTTCTGGAAATATAGCAGATAAACCGCACTTTTCGGCGGTCGTGCGCTAAAAATGTGCGCCAAGAAATAGCAAGTAGAACGAATAAACCGAGAAAGCGGCCATAATAGGCGGGAACGGAGAAAAAAGGCAATAATTTTTGTGCAATATTGAGAGTTGTAATAACTGCCCCAAAAACATGAAGGAGTTTAAGCGGCAGGATATGGTGGATGCGAAGATGTCCGGCACGTTTATCAACGCCGATACGAAAACGGCAAAGTTGCTGTGCGGTGCGGCGGACATTGATGCCAGCGACACGACGAAGGTCGTTCCCCGCGCGGACCTCAAGGACAGCGATTTTACCGACATTTGGCTGGTAGGCGACTACTCCGACAAGAACGGCGCGAAAAACGGCGGCTTTATCGCTATCCATATGCTCAACGCGCTTTCCACGGGCGGTTTCCAGCTCAAGACGGCAGATAAGGCCAAGGGCCAGTTTGCCTTTGAGTTTACGGCGCACTATTCCCTCGCGGAGCAGGACAAGGTTCCGTATGAGATTTACATCAAGGCGGGTACGGAGGAAACAGTATGAAACTTTCCGACATTCAGGGCGACCGTGTATTTGATGTGATTGCGGACATCATCGACCCCATCGCCAACATTGCGGAGGACGAGAAAGCTTCTGCCATGTTCCGGCGTGAAAAGCTGCCGGAGGGCATGACGGCGAAGCAGTTTGTGACGCAGCGGGTGCGGAAAGCGCTCCCTTCGCTTCTCAAGGACCACAAGGGCGATATTATTGCCATTCTTGCTTCGATCGAGGGTGTGAGTGCGGACGCTTACAAGGGTGCGCTGAACCTCGTGAAACTGACGCGGGACACGGTGGAGTTGCTGTCCGATGATGCATTTACCGCATTTTTTCTCTCGGCGCAGAGCGAGAACTCCTCTGGCTCTGCGCAGGAGAATACCGGGGAAGCCGACGAGTAAAGCCGTTTCTGCGCTACTGCATAGCGCGGCTGAATGAGCGGGCGCGGGATGAGGCGTATCGTATCTATGTGACGGACGCACTGAAAATTACAACGGAGAACACGGTGCGGTATGCCGGAGGCAGCTACATGAGAGCGCGGTATGCGGATGTCATCAGGCCGGAGAAGCGGGACGAGCGGTCTTGCGAGGAAATCACGGCGGATGTGGTCGCACGGTGCGGATTGGTGGTGAAAGAATGAACCTGCTCGATCTTTTTGTAAAAATCGGCGTGGATAACAGTGATGTAGATAAAGGCTTTTCGGAAACGAGCAGCAAGGCAGAATCTCTTGCCGGGAAACTAAAAGGCGGCCTTGCAACCGCCGCAAAGGTGGGCGCTGCGGCCCTGGCAGCTGCGGCTACTGGCGTGGCGGCGCTGACCAAAGCGTCCATTGACCAATATGCCGAGTATGAGCAATTAGTGGGTGGCGTCGATACCCTCTTTAAGACTGCATCGGACAAGGTGCAGGAGTACGCCGCAAACGCATACAAGACCGCTGGCATGAGTGCCAACGAATATATGGACACCGTCACAAGCTTCTCTGCTTCCCTGCTCCAGAGCCTTGGCGGAGATACAGAGAAAGCAGCTCAGAAGGCGGATCAGGCCATCACCGACATGGCAGACAACGCCAATAAGATGGGCACCGGCATGGAGATGATACAGAACGCCTATCAGGGTTTTGCGAAGCAGAACTACACCATGCTGGACAACCTAAAACTCGGGTATGGCGGCACCAAAGAGGAAATGGAGCGTCTGCTTGCGGACGCGGAGAAGCTGTCTGGGCAGAAGTTTGATATTTCGTCCTACTCCGACATCGTAGACGCCATCCATGTGGTGCAGACGGAAATGGGCATCACCGGGACAACGGCAAAAGAGGCTGCGTCTACTATTCAGGGTAGCGCTGGGTCGGCAAAAGCCGCATGGGCAAACCTGATAACCGGCATTGCAGACGACAACGCAGACCTTGATACGCTGATTGGCAATTTTGTCAGCAGCGTGGAGACGGCGGCTGGAAATATTATTCCGCGCGTTAGTGCCATCTTGGGCGGCATTTCACAGCTTGTTACATCTGCATCTACCACTATTATTCCGATGGTCATAACAACCATCACAGACAACCTGCCTTCGCTTTTGCAGGCGGCGGCTGCGCTTGTCGGCGCATTGGGACAGGGTATCATTGATAGCCTACCTGCAATTACGCAAGCAGCAATTGACATTCTTTTCTTCTTTTCGAATGGCCTGATAGAAAACCTGCCCACGCTTATTGACGGCATTGTGCAAGTGACCATGACGATTGTGCAGATGCTGACAAGCCCGGACTTTTTGACGCAACTCATTGAAACGGCAATCTTGCTGATCATGACGCTTGCGCAGGGCCTGATTGACGCGATTCCGCAGCTTATCGCGGCAGTACCTCTGATTATTGGCAACTTGCTCGCCGCAATCATTGTGGAGCTGCCCAACATCATCCAGATGGGCATTGATCTTCTGTTTGCGCTGATTGACGGAATTATCAAGTGCATTCCGGAGCTGGTCGCGGCAGTCCCTACGCTGATTATTGCGTTCGTCAACGGCATCGTGAACAACCTTGACAAGATCATCCTTGCAGGGCCGCAGATTATTGTATCGCTGATTACCGGCATTATCGGGGCAATCCCGGAATTGATTGCAGCCGTCCCGCGCATTATCGCTGCCATTGCCGACACAATCAGAAACTATGACTGGGGCGGCATCGGTAAAAACATCGTTCGGGGCTTAAAAAACGGCATCGCCGGAATGTGGGGCAATATAAAAAGCTGGTTCAGTGATAAGGTAAATGGGCTGGTTAGCGGTGTGAAAAAAATCCTTGGTATTGCATCCCCGTCCAAGGTCTTTGCGGGCATCGGCGGCTTTATGGCCGAAGGCCTGGGCGAGGGCTTTGACGATCAATTCAAGTCCGTAAAAAAGGACATTGAGGGCAATATGAGCTTTGACGCTGGCACCATTACAGCAGATGCAAACATCATCAGAAACTATACAAGTGGCTCTTACGGAGGGGGCGGCGATTCCGGCAGAATTGTAATGCTGCTGGAACAGTATTTACCTATGTTGGCAAATATGAAAGTCATCATGGACAGTGGTCAGGTTGTCGGTTTGCTTGCCCCAGGCATGGATGAAGAACTGGCCAAAATCAATGCGAGGAGGGCAAGGGCTGTATGATAGGAAAAGTATTTTTTGACGGAAAAGACACTTACGCAGAATACGGCCTGTTGCTTGCAAGCAAGTCCATTTCTCTGCCGGAAGTCCGCACGAATATGATTGATGTTCCGGGCCGGGATGGCCTGCTGGACGCTTCCGAAGTGTTGACCGGCGAAGTGACCTACAAAAACCGCACCATTGCACTGATACTCACCGGCGTGGACACGGTGAGCGGCAAGAAATGGCCTGCCACGCTTTCTGACTTCTGCAACAAAGTCCACGGCAAGCGCGTGAAAGTGACCTTCCCCGAGGACACCGCCCATTATTACAGTGGGCGGTGCTCCGTTGGGCAGGTGGAGCTTGTCAAAATAAAGCAGACAATTCCCGTTACTGTTGATTGCGATCCGTGGAAATACAAGAAAGAGAAAACAACTGTGACACGGGCTGATTTGGGAACGGCATATAAACAGCTTACGCTACCGAATGAAAGCCGCCCGGTTATTCCCACAATCACGGTGGCGCAAGATACCGTATTACTTTGGGACAACAACACCATCAATGCCAGCGCTGGAGATCACATTTTCCCCGCCATTCGGCTTGCGGCTGGCAGCAACAACCTGAAGGCGAAGGTGTCCAGCGGCACCGGCAGCATCACAGTGACATACCAAGAGGCGAGCCTGTAATGTACCAACTCAAATATCAAAACTATATCCTGTATGACCCGCGCCTTGCGGATGAAAAACTAATCGTCCGTGACCCCTCTGTGAAGCTGGCGGTCAGCAAGGCCGGGGAAATGTCCTTCACAGTGGACGCAGACCATCCGTATTTAAGCAATCTTCGGCGCATGAGCGGCCTTGTGGAGCTGCTGGACGGCACTTTTCCTATATATAGGGGGAGAATAACCAGCGATATAAAAGACTTCTACGGAGCACATAAAATCGCAACAGAGGGCATTATGGCGGCGCTGAATGACAGCATCATCCCACCGTTCAACTTTCCGGAAGATTTCGAGAATGACACTGCTTATAAGGCCGCAGCCGCAAGCGGGAATGTGGTTGACTTCTTCTTCCGCTGGATTTTAGGGCAGCACAACAGCCAAGTGTCCGCAGAGCAGCAGATCAGGCCCGGAGTGTGTACCGTAACAGACCCGAACAATTACATCACACGCAGCTCCAAGGAGTACGCCACGGCAATGTCCACGATATCCGACAAGCTGATTAAATCGGCTTTGGGCGGGTATCTTCTGATCCGATATGAGGATGACGAGAACTATCTGGATTATTACGCTGCGTTGCCGCTCACAAATACGCAGTCTGTGGAATTTGCTGAGAATCTCCTTGACCTTTCCAGCGAGACGGACGGAACAAACATTTACACCGCTATTCTGCCAGAGGGCAAGGACGGCTTGACCATCGAAGCGCTGCCAGATGGTGATTTGACAGATGACCTTGTTAAATCCGGGCTTACTATTTATAGCAAGTCTGGTGTGGCCACATACGGGCGCATTATCCGGCACGTCAAATGGGATGATGTGACCATTGCCGCTAACCTGCAGACCAAGGCTAAAGCGGCACTTGCTGACAATGGCCTGTCCATGCCGGAGACCATCACCTGCACGGCGGTGGATTTGGGCTGGCAAGATGGCATCCAGCATTTCCGGGTGGGCCGGATGACGGCCCTTTTTAGCACTCCGCACGGCTACAGCGCGTCCTATCCGCTGATGGAGTTGGCCCCGGATATTCTTGACCCCGGCAACACACAAATCACGCTGGGCGCTACCCAGCAAACCTACACGGGGGCGCAGATAGATGCCAAGCGTGAAACGGATAAACGCATCGAAAGCACACGGCAGGAGATTTCTGAGCGGGTGGACGAATCTTCAAGCCAAGTGATTCAGGCCACACACCAGCAGATTACCGCTCTGCAGCAGAATGTCAACTCCATCATCCTGTCCGCTCTGGAAAACTATGTAGAAACCGGGGATTTTGACAGCTACAAAGAGGAGGTCAGCACAAAGCTGTCTGTGCTGACTGACCAGCTGAGCATTGACATCACTAAGGTAACCGAGCGCATTGACAAGGTGGACGGCGATCTGCAAAGCAAGTACAGCGAGATCACAAAGGCTTTCCGGTTTACGTCTGACGGCCTAATCATTGGCGAAACGGGCAATGAAATCCTGCTGCGGCTGGATAATGATGTGTTGCAGTTTGTCCGCAACAACACACCGGAGTTGCAGATCACCGCAGAGGGCGTGGAAGCAATGCGTATCAAGGTATCTATCCTCTGCATCGGAAACGTGGTTTGGACGGAGGACGAAAACGGCGATGTAATTGCCAGTTGACAGGAGTTGAGAACATGGCGTCCATTTACAGCAGCACAAACAAAGGCTGGCGCTTGCGTCTGGATTGGTCAATCACAGGCCAGTCTATCGCAGACAACAAAAGTACATTAAGTCTTGATTTGTGGGTATATGACGGAACCGGATATTCCCAAAACGAGAGCAGCGGCGAAGCGTATTATATACTTCAGGGCGAAAAACGCTGGAACCCGTATAATTACAGTTCCACCGGATGGTACAAACTGGGCAGCAAGACTATTACAGTCAGCCATAATGCAGACGGCACGAAAAGTATTGCGCTGACAGCAGAATGGGACTGTGGCTTTGACAGCGCCTACACACCACGCCATTTGTCCTTGTCGGAAACGGTGACGCTGACTACCATTCCAAGAGCGTCCACGGCCACCACAAGCGGCTCCACGATGGGGAAGCCCTTGACCATCACCATCAAGCGGGCCAGCAGCAGCTTTAAGCACAAACTCTATTACACCTGCGGCAGCGTCAAGGATCAACTGATTGCTGAAAATGTAGGCACATCGTACAGTTGGAATGCGCCGCCTGTGTCTCTGGCACAGCAAGCACCAAACGCAGAGACTGTGGCGCTCACGCTCACAGTCAAGACGTACAACGGCAGCACCTATGTTGGGGCGTGGTCAACGGCTGTTAAGCTTGCCGTGCCGTCAACCGTGGTTCCGGCCCTGTCTGTTGCAATCAGCGATCCAACAGGAGTGTACGACACCTATGGCGGATATGTTCAGTTGCGTAGCAAGGTCAATGTAGATATCACCGCATCCGGGGCGCAAGGCAGCACTATCAAGTCATACAGTATCAAGGTGGGCGGCATCTACGCTGCTACATCAGCCAGTGGGACAACGGACTATTTGCCCGATTCCGGCGAACTGATTGTTGCTTGCGCCGTTACGGATAGCCGTGGGCGCACGACTACAAAGACGCAAAGCATCAGTGTCCTTGCTTATAGAAAACCGGCAATTACTGCTATTTCTGCCGCCCGTTGCAATGCCGATGGAACAGCAAACCGGGCTGGCACTTATGGCAAGGTGACTTTCTCCGGGGCCATTACTCCACTTTCTGCTAAAAACACCGCAGCATATGCGGTGCAGTATAGGGAAGTCGGCGCTGAAGATTGGACTACGGCAGGCCGACCGGCGGCGGGAAACTATGATCCTGCTGATATTTCTGCCGTGTTTGCTGCAGACAAGAGCAAACGCTACGAGGTGCGTGTGGTGGCGACGGATGCATGGGAGGGTGTAGGTTCCTCTCTGAGAGATCTGCCGGCAGCGTATGCCCTTTACCATCTGGCAAAGCATCTGCTGTCTGTGGGGCTGGGCCGTCTCTGCGACAAGGCAAACGCAATTCAAGTGGGGCTGGATGCTTATTTTGATAGGGATGTACAGATAGACGGCACACTGGCGGTAGGAGGAACGACGCTGTTGGATTATGCGCATCCGGTGGGGAGCGTATATATCTCTACTGCGGCCACCGACCCGGCCGATCTTTTTGGCGGCGGGACATGGGAGCGTATAAAGGATGTATTCTTGCTGGCTGCGGGTGATACATACGCAGCTGGTGCCACCGGCGGCGGGGGCCGCCCCACCCCGACCACAG